TTCTTTTTTACTACATATATTCCCAAATTCGTTTTGAATAAATCCCCACAATTCTTTTTTTGATTTTTTTTTTAATACAATATTTCTTTTATTTTTCTTTTTAAGTTCTGATGCCATTTTTAATAAAGATTCCTTAGAATAACATGTTTTAAATTTTCCTTCTTTATCAACAGATGGAGCACATTGGGTATTAGAAACATTAAATTTATACATTAACTAATTTATAATAATATTTTATTTTTTTGTTATATAAAATTAATGAATGATATTATAATTATTGGAGGAGGAATATCTGGTTTATATTGTTTCTATGAATTAGAAAAAAAATATAAAAATCTAAAAATATCATTATTTGAGAAAAATAATTATTTTGGAGGAAGATTTCTTACAAAAACACAAAAAATATTTGATAAATCTTTTAAAACTGAAGTTGGTGCTGGAAGACTTAACAAAAATCATAAATTATTTCTAAAATTAATTAAAGAATTAAAATTGGAAAAAGATTTAATTAAAACTAAAGGAAATAATGATATTTGCCCATCAATAGATTATAATTTAAATAAAAAATTTAAAAATAAATCAAGTTTTGATTATATTAATAAAGTAATTAAAAAAGCAGAAAAAGAAGATAAAAAATACTTAATACAATTATCATTTAAACAATATGCTCAAAAAGTTTTAAAAAAGGATGAATTAAAATTTTTATATGATTTTTCTGGTTATTATGGGCAATTATATAAAGGAAACTGTTATGATGTAGTAAAACTATTTAAATATGGTATTAAGAATGATATTGATTATTTTGTATTAAAAAATGGATTTTCAAGTGTTATAGCGGGATTATTAAAGAAAATCAAAAGTAAAAATTTATATATAAAACAAGAATTATTAAAAATAAATAAATATCAAAATACATTTTTATTAAATATTAATGGTAACGTTTATCAAACTAAACATCTTATACTAGCTTTACCTAAGCCTGCTTTATTAAATATAAATTATCTAAATATCTATAAAAAAGATTTGAATTCAATTATTTGTAAAGAGCTATGTAGAATATATAGTATTTTTCCTAAAGTATGGTTTAAAGATTTAAATAAAATAACTACAAATAATAAATTAAGATTTATTATTCCCATTGATAAAGAAAGTGGATTAATCATGATTTCTTATAGTGATAGTAAATACGCAAATTATTGGAAAAAATTTTTAAACAAACCAAATGAAGAATTAGTAAATGAAATTAATACACAATTGAGCAAAATTTTTCCTTATAAAATTGAAAAACCAATATATACAAGTATTTATTATTGGAATTGCGGTGTTGCTTATTGGAAACCTAAAATAGATAGTGAAAAAATAAGTGAAAAAATATTAAAACTAAATAATGATGATAATTTATACATTATTGGAGAAAATTACAGTAAAAATCAAAGTTGGGCAGAAGGAGGATTAGAAACTGTAAATGAATTATTAAATAAATATAAATTTTAAATCTAATCAATTATTATGGTTACCTGGGGTCTAGGTATTGAACATGAATTTTTTTTAAAATTTGATAAAAAAAAAATGATAGGAAATAATTATTATGATTTATATATCAATTCAAATCTAGTGAAAAATTTAAGTTTTATGAATGAAATTAATTTTTATCAAAAATATAAATCTTATATAAAAAATGATAGTTATTACAATGATTATAAAAACTTGATGGAAGATTTAATTATTGTACGAAATTGTGCTATAAATAAAAAAAAATATCCATTTGAAAAAAAATCATTTTATAATATTTTGTATAACAATAATTTAAATAATAAATTCTATTTATGCAATCATACTATTACCAAAATTCAAATCTATTATTATTATTTTATTTTACATCATGATCCATTTTTATTTTTTCATTTAAAATTTGATGATAATGATATTAATACATTTGAGTTATTTGATAATATGTTAATGAAAGAATCTAATAATAAAGAAGAATTAGTAAAATTTAATTATGATTTATTAACTAATATTTTCGAAAAAAATGATCCTCTTAAAGCAAAAGAAAAAATTAGTAATTTATTATTTACTGAGTATGAATTAATTAAAATATCTTCTTCATCACCAATTCATAGTACAGTATTAGTGCCTTGTTCTAAAGTACAAACACCTAGTTATAGATTATTTATAAAAAATTCTGGTTCTAATATATTTTATTTAAAAAAAAAGAAAGGTGGAAATATAAAAAATGAAAAAGATTTACAAAATATTTTAAATAATCAAATAAAAAAAATCAAAAATTATTTATTTAATGACATAAAAATTAATAAAAAAATTATTAAGGATATATTTTTTTGTTATAAGAATGATATTCCAGAATTAGATATTTCAAGTAAAAATTATATGTTAGAAATGAAAACAATTAATTATAAAAATCTAAATTATGAAGATACATATAAAGAATTAATTAATTACGAATCTGTTTTTATAGAATATATACAAACTATTATACATCAATATGTAAAAAATTATGGTAATGTAATTTATGATAAAATTGGTTCAAGAAAAGAATCCATCGAATTAACAGATATTTTTAATCAAATAAGTAATGATTACAATTTTAGAGCACTAGATAATGAAGATTATACAGGAAGTTATCACATCTGGGTTACATGTCCATATGATGAAAAAATATCTAAAGTAAAATTTTTAAACATGCATGCACAATTAGCTAATAAATTACAATTATTAGAGCCATTAATTGCATGTAATTTTTCATCACCGTCATTTGATATAAAATATAATAAAAATTATCCAAGTAAATTAAGTTTGAGACATTTTATAAATGCTTTTAGTAATTATGGAACATCTGATATTTCTTTAATTAATGGTTCAGAATATACAAATATCAATAATGTTATATTTAAAAAAGAAGATAATCCAACAATAGAAAGAATTCATAAACAAAGAAAGAAAGTCTATAATACAAATAATACATTAATTAAAAATTATAACGCATTAAATAATAGAAAATATACAAATAATGTATTTGATTTTATAACTCATAAAAAAAATAATTCAAAAAATGTTAATGTTACCAGTTTTTATGAATTATTATTTAAAAATAATAAATTATCATTTAAACAATTCAAACAAGTATTTAAAAGAGATGATGAATATGATTTAGGTGCTGATGTCCGAACAAGAGATAATGATTATATGATGTATCCTAATGATAAAAGTATGAAAAAAGTTTATTATCCAAAAAATAATAAATATATTTTATATTATCTAGATAATTATGGTAAATTACATGATAAACGAAAATATGATAAAGACGAATATAATAAGTATTTAAAGGATGATAGAATGGGAATTGAATTTAGAATTTTTGATCATTTTAATTCTGTATTCTTAGATCAAATATTATGTATTTTACCATATTTAATTATGGAATGTTATGATAATCAAAATATAAAGGATATAAATGATACATTTATTTCAAAACAATTTTGGCATAATGAAATGTATAATGTAATTGTCAAGGGATACAAACATAATTTCTCTAAAAATTATGTTGAAAGATTAAATAAAGAGTTTAATATAAATATGAAAAATAAAAAATATTCTAGTGATTTATTATTGGAAGAATTATATAATTCTTTAAAAAATAAATATTCAAGGTTAAGAAAATATAAAAATTTACTAAATAAATTAAAATTTAATAGTAATGTTAATTTTATTAGTTTAAATGAATATGCAACAAAATTAATTGAACAAAACTTTTAATATCTTATTTAATTCATGAAAAATATTTTTTAAAATTATTATTTAATAAAGTGATTTTGTTAAATAATTTATAAAAAAATATTTAAATATATAATAAAATGTATAGAAAACTACTAAATACTAGTAAGAAATTAGTACCAAGAATTTCAGAAACTGAATCTGTCGCTCTTAATAGTGGTACAACATCTATTGAGAAATTTTTTTTCAAAGGGAAAATGACTAAAGATTATTTAAGAAAAAATTATAAATATCCAGTAATAAACTCAGATTCAATAATAAATACTGGTGTTAATGAATTATGTAATAGTATTGATGATTATAATATTTATCAAAAAAAAAATATTGATTCAAATATATTTGATAGTATAAAGAAAAAAAAATTATTTGGAATGATTATACCTAAAAAATATGGTGGTTTAGAATTAGGTCATCATGAGCAATCACAAATTGTTCAAAAAATATCAACAGCATCTAATCCAGTCAGTGTTGTTATCATGGTTCCAAATTCTTTAGGTCCAGCAGAACTATTATTAAAATATGGTACAGAAGAAGAAAAAGAAAAATATTTAGGTGGTTTAGCAGATGGAAAATATATTCCTTGTTTTGGATTAACAGGACAACACAGTGGTTCAGATGCTGCTTCTATGTTGGACACTGGTGTTGTGTTTGAAAAAGATGGTAAAAAATATGTTAGACTAAATGTTTCCAAAAGATATATTACACTAGCACCCATAAGTAATTTAGTTGGTGTTGCATTCAAATTAAATGACCCAAAAGGATTATTAACAAAAGGTAAAGAGGGAATCACATTAGCATTACTAGACCCAAATACAATGGATTTTGAAATAGGTAACAGACATAATCCAATGGATGTTCCTTTTCCTAATGGTACTATTGTTACAAAAGATTTAGAAATACCTATTGAATCATTAATTGGGGGAGAAGAGAATGCTGGAAATGGTTGGAAGATGTTAATGGAGTGTCTTGCTGTAGGAAGAAGTATATCATTGCCTGCTTGTGCTATTGGGAGTGCTAAATTAACATTGAATTATGCTGGTGCTTATAGTGTTTATCGTAAGCAATTTAAGACTATGATAGCTGATATGGAAGGAGTCCAAGAAAAATTATCAAAAATTGGCAGTGAAACATTAAAATTGACAAGTATTCAATATTTAACAAATTCAATATTAGATAATGGTGAAAAACCATCAGTTATTAGTGCTTTAATGAAATATGAAACAACAGAAAGGGCAAGAGATGTTGTTAATCATGGTATGGATATTGTTGCGGGTGCTGGTATTTGTAAAGGTCCTCGAAATTTATTAGGAAATGCATATCAAGCTATACCTGTTGGTATTACAGTTGAGGGTTCAAATACTTTAACAAAAAATTTAATTATATTTGGACAAGGATTAATGAAAAGTCATCCTTATTTGTATAATATAGTTCAATCTATACAAAATGACGATTTAAAAGAATTTAAAAATAATTTAAATGGGATGGTTAATCATAGTGTAGGAAGTATATTTAAAGGATTATATTATAACATATTAACAAATATGATGATATTTGGTAAAAATGAGGAATTGTTAGAAGATAAATATATAAATAATTTTGCTGCTACATCTAATTTGGTTTTATTGATGGGAAAAAAATTTAAGTCAAATGAATTAATGTCAGGAAAAATGGCTGAAGTAATTGGTAGTTTATATATTATTAAAGCAATGGAATGGTTTAATGAAAATAATAATAATGAATTAAAGGAATTGGTAAAATTAGCTAAATATGAAGAATACAAGAAAATTCAACAAAATTTACAAAATGTAAGTGATAACTATCCTATTCCTGTTATTAAACAATTGTTACAATTTATAAATAATGAAAGTTATATGGAAAGAAATTTTAAAATTAGTGATAAAATGATTATTCATACATCAAATATGATTACTAAAAATGAAAAAGTAAGAAAAATATTATCAGAAAATATTTATATGTCTCCAAGACTTGAATTAATGAATAATAATTTAATGGAAATATTAGATTATCAATATAAAAAAGAAAAAAATAATAAATTGGATTTATTAATAGACGAAATGACAAAAGTCGATGTTTTTGAAAAAATATAAAAAAATAACTTTTTTTCTAATTTCATAAAAATATTTATGTTTTTATATTAACAGATTATATAAGGTTGTTACAATTTATGATAGTATTAATATTAAGTGCATAAATAAGATAACTATTTTTTATAAATTTCATTTTCTAAATCAATAATGTCTTGTGTTTTTTTTTCAATTTTATATAATTTTAAAGCTTTCATTTTATTATCATATTCAATTTTTTTAAATGCTAATCCAACACTATTTTCATATCTTAATCTAGGTTTTAATGTTGCTTGTTCAATTTTATATATTTCAATATCTTTGTAATGTTGTTCTATCAAAATTTTATGGTTACAAGATTCAACATCCGTTAAATCTAAATCCATAATTCCATGGTAACCTTTAATTATTTTTTTTGACTTACTCATATTATATATTTCATATTAATTTTATTATTAAATATATTTAGGAATCAATTTTTTATAATATTTATACTATTTTTTATATCATATACGAGTGCTTAAAAAAAATCATCCAGAACTTAGTGCAGACCCATAATATGGATTAAACTGTTATGGACAAATTGTCAAAAAAAAAAATTAACAATTGAATTTGGAAATATTATGAATGAATTGATATAGTTCGTGTGTTTAATCGTTATTATATAAATCATTGATAAAGTACGTATTTTCATTTTCAGATTTAATTAATCTATATAAATCATTAATAGAATCAAATTCAGGCTCTATAAATACATCTAATGAATTAAAACATGTATGTACTTTAATAGGATTTTTTCCATCATTACTATAAAATTTTATTTCTATACTGCTATCATTGTATTCTGAACCAGTAACATATTTATTAAATCTTCTTCGATTATCATCATTTTTACTAATATAATCGATTATTAATCCTAAATTTTTTGATTTTATTAATATGTTTGTATGTTCTTTCCTTCCAATTCTTTTTTTTAATTTATTGAATTTTGATTGTCCTAGATATTTTTTTCTTGATTCCGCATAATCACTAATTGAATATTTTTTTTTTTTTTTGTCATTATCATTATTATTAATAATATAAACTTTTGATAAAAATATTTCTTTACTATAATCTATATGTGATGAAAATTTACAACCAAATTTCTGCAAATAAGTATTGATTACACCATTAATATTGAAACCAGCTGTTATTAACGCATTAGTATTAATATTATAAAGGTCTGGTACCCAATATGTTTTATACCAATTATACATTATCAAAAATTTTTTATAATCGTATAATGTTAATTTATTTAAATATATTCTAAATATTATATGTCTTTTTATTTCATCAGTATATTCATCATAACAACCAAATTTTAATTTAAATTTATTAGATTCATTTTTAGAAATAACATTTTGTAATGTCGCATTCTTATTAATTATATTTTTTACTTTTTCTTCATTTAAGTAACTAAAGTTATCTTGTTTTGTAAATTTATTTATTAAATTTTGATTATTTAAATCTAAACTATCAATATAATGATTAACATTATTAAATTCATTTATTTCTTCAAATAATTTTATTATATCTTTGTTTAATTTAATAATAATACTTACTTTAGATCTTAATGCTATTAAAATTAATTTATTAGTTGCTTGAATAAAATTAACTTCATCTATATCTATAGATGATTTTAAAAAATGAAATTTATCTATTACTTCAAAATATTTATTCATATAACTTTTATAAAATATATCAAAAATTTTTCTTGTAATTCCTCCTTCGTCGATACCAGTTTGAAAAATTCCATCCTTATGTACTTCAAACATAGTTCGATAATGAAATTTATTAATATCTTCTTTTATAATAAGATTAAATAAATTATGATTACATGTATTTGTATTATTACTATTTAAACTATTTTTTGGAATTATTATAGTTGAATTAAAAATATAATTACTAAAAAAAGATTGTAATATATTATCTTTATTCATATAGATGTTTTTAATTACCATCGGTTTTTTTAATAGATTTAGTAACTGTTTGTAATTTGAGCATTGAATATTAGAATTTTCATTATTTTGTTGTAATCGAATATAATTACCATATATTGTATTACTTATATCGCCAACATTAAAAGTATGTTTAATATTATCTTCAATTTTTTTTATATATGGATTATTATTCTCTATACAAAACACAAAATCCTTAAAATAAGAAGCTTCTTCTGTTCTTATTCTAATAGTTTTACTTTGTGGCAAACAAGAACCTGTTTTACTAAGCCTATAATTTTTATTTAAATATATTATCATATTATTAATATATTCTTTATCATTTTTTAATAAAATTACTTTAATATTGTTTGATGTTTCTTTAATAAAACGTGAAGAATTTTTTTTATGATTATTATCATCTTTTTTATAAAAAACATAACTATGTATTTTATTTCTATCTTGCTGAAATAAATTTGTTAAAATACCATGTTTATATTCTAAATAGAATAAAAATTTTATAATATAATTTTTTGGATTATTATAAAAATAATTAAATATAGGCATAGATGTATTAAGTATAGGCATTTGTATGGTAGATTTATAAACGATTATTAAATTTCGCAAGTCATTATAATATTGAAAACTGTTATTATCACCTCCAACTAATTTATTTCTTTTTTTTAATGTATCAAATAATTCAGCTTTAGTTTTTATTTTTTTTTGTCTATTTTTTATAGGAATATTATAATTACTTGCTATATTGATTAAATCTATTTTTTTATATTTATTTATAGACATATATTAATAATCGTGATTATTTTTCTACATATATAATTTAAATTTTTTAGCTATAATTTTATTTTCATTCTCCATTTTTTAATACAGGTTTTAATAATGCTTACTCTTTTTTTTGACTTACTCATATTATATATTTCATATTAATTTTATTATTAAAATGTTAGGAATCAATTTTTTATAATATTTATACAATTTTTTAAATATTTTTTATATTATATACTTAATGGAAACTATACAAGAAAACAATATGTTAATCAAACAAGAAATGAATGATTGTGTCGAAAAATATAAGAAAGGTTCAAGTATTGAGAAACAAAGAGTTAATAAAATTCAAGATAAGATGAATAATATTTCTTGTTTTTTTTGTTTAGATACAAAACAAATGTGGTCATATAGGTCATCGGAACATAATCAAGACGGTAAAGGGTTTTACTATAGACAAACATGTAATATATGTCCATCTAAATCTGTAAGAAATAAATGGATTGATGATAGTGAAACATATAATATGACAAGTCCATTTGGAATAAAAATTTTCAGAGTAGATACATTTTCAGGAAGTGAAAGATTTTTTGCTTTGGATATGTGCGTAAAAAAAGAGCATCCAGAACTTAGTGCAAATCCAGAATATGGATTAAACCGTCATGGACAAATTGTTAAAAAAATAAAAAAAAAACAATTAACAATTGAAGTTGGAAATGTTATGAATGAATGTATTGATATATTTCGTGCGTTTAATGGTGATATATCAGCTTATAGTAATATTTTAAGAAATATAAAAACAAAAATTTCTTCATTAGATGAAACGTCTAATGAAAAAATGGAATTAAGTGAAGAAATGGAAAATAATTATTTTACGTTTGCTTTAATACAACATAATACAATAGTAAAAGAAAAAAGTATTTTAGGATTAGGTTCTTATTCAAGTTATACATTCGACATATCAATAGATATTTATCAAGTACAGACTAAAAATAAATCAGCATCATTTAGATGTAGTGAAATAATAAATAATAGGGCAAATAAAAATCTAGAAGAAATTGTAAATATATTCACATAATTAAGTATGTAAATAACATTTCTCCGAGCAATAATAAAACGCTCTTAATTTTTTATATGGTATTTTACAATAAATTTGACAAACATGACATTTATTATTTGTTAAATAATAAATATAATTCACTAATTCATTTGGTAAATCCGTACAAATATATAATAAAAATCAATAAGTATTATAACAAATAGCAATAAAATTTTTTAATATAATTTGTGTTTCCTTTAACCCTTCTGGGTGAAATTGTACTCCCCATCTTTTATCTTCAACATTTTCAATAATCTGAATAATATTTTTATTATCTTTAGCAGTAATTTTAAAACTAGATGGTGATTTAACAACCATATCTTTATGAGATTGAAAAACTTTAAAATTATTTTCTAATCCTTCTAATAAAACTGAATTATTTATTTTATTTATTTCAAATATTCCAGTGTCTTCATTGTTCATTGATTGAATTTCTCCTCCATAACTTGCTGCCATAATTTGAAAACCAAAACAAATACCTAAAATGGGGACATTTTTTAATTCTAATAAAACAGCAATATTCTTATTAATAGATGCTATTGTTAATTCTTCACTTAAACACAAAGGACCACCTGTTAAAATACATCCATATATATCTTCTTTAAATTGACTTAAAATAAAATTTACTTCATCTCTCTTGGATACTAATTTATATTTTATATTAAGTTTATCAAGATATTTTAATAGTTTTGGAGTCATATATGCTTTATTTAAATTTTTTGTATTATCAATGATTAATATCATATTAATTACTAATAATAATATATTTTTTTTATGGAAAAAAATTAAAATAAAAAAAAGTAAAAATAGTAATGGATATACCAGATAAATACTTAATTTGTGATATAAGATGTCCAAAAGATTTTAATGGTGGAACAATTAGTGGATATAAAAAAAAAGATGTTATTAATGTTTTCCAGAACTCTATTATTAACAATAGAATTGAAGAAGCATTATATTGGTTAATTGAATTACATATATCTACTTACGATAAAGAAATATGGAATTCAATTTACGAAATATATAAAAAATATATTCATGTCAATAATCCAAAATTATTTTTTTATATTGTTCAAAGAGAAAATGAATATAATCAAATTATTGAATATTATCCTAAAAAATATTATATATTTTCAAGGAATAACCAAGAAATAAGAAATCTATTTTGTGATTTAATTACAATATTAACATTATCAAAAAAAAATAATTTATTTTTGGATAAATCATTACCAAAAGTAAATTTAAATAAAATCACTAAAGATGATTTGAAAAATAGAATAATGAATGAAAATTATAATATTATACAAGATTAGGATAATGAATCGCTTAATAATACAGAAATATTATGTATGAATCAAATATTTCATAATTTAAATAATCATCAAGGAACATTAAAAAATTGTTTTTACTGGTATTTATTATTAGAAAAGTCATGGAAAGATAAAAAAAATAAAAATAAAGATATAGATAATGATGTTAATCATTATATAAAATCGACTTATTTAAATAAAAATTCCATTTTAAATTACGTTAGTACTGATTCTAAAATGAGTCATTGGACAGATATAATTTGGAAAATGTTTGAAAGAATATTAATGAATAATAGTAAAAATAATTTATTTATTGAGAAATTAAAAAAATATTATAATGATAATTTTAAAGAGAGTAAAATAAGTAGTTTGAAATATATATTTTTTATTGTTTTTTTTATTGTAAAACAAAATGTGAATTGGACAACACCTTTAATAAGTAAATATAGTATATATATTCAATGTAATGCTAATATAAATCAATTATATTTTGATATATCCAATAATATATTAAATAAATTCGATAAATTTGATAAAGATCTATATATCCAGAAGTTTTATGAATTAGAAAATAAAATTAAAAATAGTAAAGTCAGAGGAATAGAGAAAAAGCACGAAGAAAATAATAATCTGAATTTAAATAAAATTATTAAAGGTAATCCATTGAAACCTAAATATGATGCTGATGATATTCAAGATGAAAAACAAATGATAAATAAAAATAAAACAAAAACAAATATTATTGATGCAAAAGAAGAAAAAATAAATAAAAAATTAAATTTTTTTAACAATATGATTGTGAAAAAAAATAAAATTAAAAAATATATTCAAACAGATGATGCTATAGAGATTAAAGAATTATTTATAACAAAAAAAGGAAAAAGATGAAAATTTTTAGCTAGATTAAAAATTTATAATTTTAATATTATAATATATTAGTTATGCCTAATAAAAATGACACAAATCAAATAGGTAATTTAAATATTAATCCAATAATATTGCCTGTAAATCAATTTATAAAAGGTAATGATGAAGAAAGTAATGAATCATTATATTTTTTAAAAAAAATTAAGGAATTTATCATAGAAATGTCAAAAAATCTTAATGATAATAATATTGTATTTTATCTAACATATTTCACAATATTTTTTTTCTGTTATTATACATTAACAGCAAAATATGTAAATAGTGCTTTTTCAGCATTATATGAACGAAGAAAAAATAGTAATATGTTTTTAATATTATATTATGGTGGGTTAGGTATAGTATTTTTGATATGGTGTTATTATTTATATAGAATAAAAGATGATTTAAATGATGCTTGTAATCGATTACAAGTAATTGTGTTTGGTGTATTTGTATTATTTTTATTTTTTAATTTTACCCAAGTATTTTTTAAACATTTGTCGATTTATTTACCAGACATTGTACTAAGAATATTATTATATTTATTTTTATTTCTTAATATTGTATTTTTTGTATTTTATTTAAGTATGTTTTTGTTGAATATAAATAATAAATATAATGTTGAAATATGCTTAGCTATTGAATTATTATTATTTTTCTATTTAGTTAATAAGGCAAATGTATCATATAATATAACAAGTGTTTATAATTCATTAAATAATAATGACTTCAATTATTTAACATTAAATTGTTTTAATAGAAATCCAAATGAACCTTATAAAAATGAAGAAAGGTCAATCCAAATTGATAATATTTCGAAAGAAAATGGTCCAGACTATTTAGAATTATTATATGGAATTCCAGTTAAATATAAAAATAAAAATTCAAATACATACGAAGATTTATTATTATGTGATTTTTATTATCCTGGTTCATATAATACATACTTAGCAAATACTCCATTGAATGGAACACCAGATACACAAGCAATAGCATACGCTTTTAGTGAATTTAAAACGAGAGTTGTAACATTTGATATATTTAGTGATATGGAAAATGAATTTTCTGAAAAAGCAAATCCAATTGTTCGTTCCATTAATTTAAAAGAAGGTGCTAAATATTTAACAATAGATGAATGTTTTGAAACAATTAATACACACGCATGGATACCAAATAACAATAATGAAATAGCATATCCATTATTTTTAGTATTAAATTTTAATTTTGATGATAATAATATATTTTTCTATAAAAAAATAAAAGAAAAAATTTATCAATATTTCCAAAAGTATTTTATTGATAAGAGATACGGATATAATGGATATAATGGTACAAATTTCATATCAAAAGCTCCTATGAGAGAGTGTTTGGGAAAAATAATTATAATTACAAATAAATATCCGGTTGGACCATTAAATGAGTTAGTAAATTGCTCAATAGAAAAAAATAAAATAAATAATAATGAAGATACTAAAAAAAAGAGTGAAAAAAAACCACCAAATAATAGTATAGAAATAAATGAATATAAAAGTAATTATGTTGATTTTGAGTCAATGGGAGTTTCACAAGATTATGGGAAGACAGAATTATTTAATACATGTAAAACAAATATAATGTTTTTCTATACAAATCCAAATAAAAATTATGAAAATCCTGAGCAAGCAAAAGCTGGTTTATTTAATCCAAAATTTAAAGATTGTGCGCAGTATGGAATTCAGGGAACTCTGATGCATTTGTATTTACCTGACAACAATTTAAATGAATGGTATATGTACTTTTTAAATAAATCCAATTTTGATCCTGTATTAAAAGCAGAATCTTTAAGAAATATTGAAATTGAAAAAGATGATACGAAAGGTCAAAATCCAGTTATTGGTATTCAAAAACAACAAAAATATTGTCTCATGGGTAATAGTGATTATATGACAACTAGCAAATCTAATTTAAGTACAGGAGATTCAAATAATTCTTGCCAGGTAAAATAAAAAAAATATTTATTTATAATATAGAGATGAATAATTCTAATAATAGTAAAGGAACTAAAAATAAAAATAATTTCTTATTAGGAATAATGGGAAATAATAACAATAATAACCAAAATAATCAACAAAATAACGAAGTTATTAATTTTTTAAGTAAGTTTAATAATTCTTCTAATAAAAAATCAAGTAATAAAAACAACAACAACAATAATAACAACAACAATAATAACAACAACAATAATAATAACAACAACAATAATAATAACAACAATAATAATAATAACAACAACAATAATAATAATAACAACAAAAATAACAATAATAATTCAGGTAATAATATAAAAAAAATGTTTAATGATAATAATAAAAAATTAAATATAGTGTATAAAAATAAAAAAAATAATTTAATGAGTCAATTAAAAAAAATAGAAATGAATATTAGAAATACAAATAATGAAATAAACACAAAAAAATCTAAAAATGTATTATTGAATTTAGTAAAAAAAATGGAAAATGAAATTGAAAATGTTAATGTTAAAATAAGTTCTTTCAATAAAGAAAAAAAAAATATTATTGAATTAGATTCAAAACAAATTAATGATCTAAAAGGTATTATTAAACAATTATATGTTATTATTTTTAAAATATACAAATCATATAATTTAAATAAAAATAAAAGATTAAAATTATTGAATTCTATTGTATCTAATGTTAAGAAAAATAATAGTTTTTTGAAAAAGGTTAATAATATATTAAATGAAAATAAATTAGAAAATAAAGTAAAGATTAATAATAATAAAAATACTACATTATTGTCTAATATTCGAAATTCTATGAAAAATAATAATAATAATAACAAAAATAAATTAAATAATATTAGTAATATAACAAATAATTCATCAAATAATATGAATAATATAAATTCAAATAATGAAAGTAATTCAAGTAATTCTAATAATATATTAAATATTATTAATAATTCAAACACTCGTTTAGAAATAAATAACAATGATTCACCAAAAAATAACAACAATAATAATAAAAAATTAACTAATATGAGAAATAATATGAATACAAACGAAAATAATAATTCAAATAAAAATAAATCTAGTAATTCTATATTAGGATTAAATTTATTTGGTACAAGTAATAAAAAAAATAATGAAAATAATGAAAATAATAAAAATAATTCAAATAAAAATAATTCAAATAAAAATAAATCTAGTAATTCAATATTAGGATTAAATTTATTTGGAACAAGTAATAAAAAAAATAATGAAAATAATAAAAATAATCAAAAATTAAATATAAATAATTCATCAAAAAATAAAAAACTAAAAATTGGTAAATTAATAGAAAAAATTGAAGAAAAAGAAATTAATCAAACCAGAGCAAATAATAATTTAAAAAGTATGATACGATAATTAAATATTATCATAATTTTATATTAATAATTAGATATTAATATAAATATAAATTCTTGTCATTAAAATTTATTAATTATTTTTTTTTCCATCATTACTATCATCATCTTCTTCTAATTCATCTTCTTCATTATCTTCATTATCTTCATTATCTTCTTCAATTTGATTATCTTCATCATCTTCGTCCTCATCTTCATCTTCGTCCTCATCCTCATTGTCATCCTCATTGTCATCCTCAGTATTATTATTTTCATGAGTAAGTTTTAATAAATCACAATAGTTATTAAATAAATT